ACTATCGTAGAATTGACCCAAGCACCACAAACGTTGTTGACATTTACATGTTAACCAGCGCCTACGAAACTGCCTATCGTCAGTGGATACAAGACACCAGCGATACTATTGCCAAGCCCAATGAGCCAACTAACTATGAGTTGAGCACAGAGTTTGCCAGCCTGAACGATGTTAAGACACTCAGCGACACATTGGTATTCAATTGCGCCAAGTTCAAATTGATATTTGGTTACAAGGCTCCTAGCAGTCTACAGGCTACTTTTAAAGTGGTGAAAAATACTAACGTAAATATTAGTGACAACGACATTAAGACATCTGTGATCAGTGCTGTTAACACTTATTTTGACATTGGTAACTGGGAGTTTGGTGAAACATTCTTCTTCAGCGAACTGAGTGCCTACCTACATAAAGCACTGAGCCCTTACATTGCGTCTATATTGGTTGTTCCTGTTGATTCCTCAGTTAGCTTTGGTAGCATGTATCAAATTAATGCAGAACCAAACGAAATAATCATCAGTGCCGCCACCGTAGAAAATGTGGAAATCATTTCTGCTGTAACTGCCAATCAATTAAACATTACCCAGGCAGCTCAAAACAAAACCGTTATAGTCTAATAAGCAATGGCAACAAGAAAAACCCTTGATTTTTTACCAAGTATATTCCGTAGTGACACTAACAGAAAATTTCTGAATGCCACATTAGATCAGCTGGTCAGCGAACCAGATTTTATTAGACTAAACGGATATATTGGTAGAAAGTTGGCTCCTACCTACACTACCACAGACAACTACATTTCTGAGTCAGGCAAGGATCGCCAAAACTATCAACTTGAGCCCAGCGTTATAATTAAAGACTCTAGCAACCAAGTTGACTTCTACAGCGGCTACACTGACCTAATCAATAAACTTGCCTACTATGGTGGCGCAACCGCTGATCACGATAGATTATTCTCTAACGAGTATTATACCTACGACGGCCTATTTGACTATGACAAGTTTGTTAACTTTAGTCAATACTATTGGTTGCCAAATGGCCCCACACCTATTACTATTAGCGCACAGGAAGTTCCTAACCAGGCTACCTATAACGTCTCTAGAAACACCGTAGACAATGTACTTTCCATTGAAGGAAAAACTTCAGACAATCCTGAGATAGTTTTGTCCCGAGGCGGCCGCTATAATTTTGCAGTTAACTCTCCAGGACATAAGTTTTGGATTCAGACCGAGCCGGGTATTTCGGGCAAGAAGCGTGTTGCTCAAAACATTGGCACAAGAACCGTCTTTGGTGTCACTAATAACGGCACCGAGTCTGGTGTAGTTGAGTTTAATGTTCCCTTAAACGACGAACAAGACTTTTTCTTATTAATGCCTATGCTACCCAGCGTGGACTATGCTGTAGATATTCCATTCTCTGCGGTTGAAGGCGCCACCTGGCAGCAGTTACTGGACGACTTCGATGGGTTTGATGGTATTACTATCAATCCTGAAAGTAAGACCGTTATCTTTTTGAATCCCGATGACAGCGACGAAGCCTGGATGAAGAATGGTCAGACCATCGCCCCTGAACTACGTCGTGGTGTTTACCGTATTCGATTTGTTAATGATACGATTACCTTAGATTATATTCGCGACGTCCCCACAGAGAACAGAGTATATAGCAGACTGGGTAAGGACTACGCTAACATAGATTTTTACAAAACAGATGCTGGATACTTTGCTCCTGTTCCTGTACTAACAGCACAGCTAGACACGTTGTACTATCAAGACTCCACTGATCCAAATATGTTTGGTCGTATCAGACTGGTAGATGATGTAGTAGACGCTATCAACGTCGACACCAGCGTTATTGGATTTAAAAACTACACCGCACCAAATGGTTTAGAGTTTACCAATGGTCTACTCATTGATTTTGACAGCACGGTGCAGCCAGCCTTTTATGCTAATAAAAGATTTGTTGTTGAAGGTGTAGGCAAAGCTATTCGTTTAGTAGACTTTGACAACCTAGTATGCTCAGAAGAGTTTGTCAAAGTTAACACCGTCCCAATCGACACACAACCATTTAACGTTGACAACTACGACGAGCCATATCGTGGTCCTGCTGTACCAGAGTATATTACTATTAATCGTGGCAGTAAAGATTTAAACGGATGGAGCCGCCACAACCGTTGGTTCCACACTGACGTTATTATTAAGAGCGCCGAGTTCAATAACCAAACTCCATTGTTTGACCAAGGAACAAGAGCACAGCGCCCTATTATCGAATTTGATCCAGACCTACAGCTAGTCAACAGCGGTCGTATTGGTAAAAAGCCTGTAGACCATATTGAGTCTGTGGCCACCGACGCATTTAACCAAATTCAACACCAAAATCAAACAATTATCAACGGACACAATTACAAAGCAGGACAGCGTGTCCTGTTTGTTAACGACAAGGATCCTTTGGTTCGTAGTCAAGTTTATGTAGTTGCCACAGAGCAACAAGTTGATTCTTCCTATCAAAATTACTGGGACGGAGTAGGCACTGGCGTAATCGATATCGCTAAGCCTGTGCTAAGTTACACCTCTGACGTTACACCTATTATTGATCCAGTGCTGATACAGACATGGCAATCTGGAGACCCAGTTCCTTACTATTGGATTGCAAAAAGCAACGACAATTTACTAAATGCCACAGAAATTACACATCTTGGCTGGCCCATTCAGGATATCACTGGCACGGTTACTGGTGTAGACTATCTGGGAAACAATCAGTACAAAATACATTTTACCGCCCCGGACACACCTGACCTCATTTATCCTTTCATTGACTTTAATGTAAACATTTTAGGCACAGGCGGTGTAGCTACAATAGACGGAACAGATACCACGTTCCTAAGCGAGCTAGAGCCTGGCACAGATCTTTATACTGCCGACGACCGTTACATTGGACGAGTAATGGCAGTAATGAAAGACTATAAGGTTCAACTTGAATCTAAGGCACCATTCTACCTATATCAAGAATTTGATTGGAAGTACAAGAAGCCTAAGATTCAGCTGCTTATCAGCGAGGACACCAGCGACGCTCTTGAAGAATACGACATGATTGTTGCCCGCAGTGGTCCTAACGCTGGTATCAGTTACTGGTACAATGGAGATACATGGACCAAGTCACAGATGATTGGTGCTTACAATCAAGAGCCATTGTTTGATGTCTTTGATTTCAATGACGCTAGTTTTTCAACCTACGATAGCAATAAGTTTGTCGGAACCAAAATATTCTCCTACAAAAAAGGTGCCGGCACCAAAGACTCAGTACTAGGATTCTCACTGAGCTATTCAAATGTCAATAGCACGGTAGCAGATATTTCTTTTGAAAATAGTTTTGATTTTGAAACATTTACCTGGGTAAATGCTGCCGGTAATGTAGTAACACAAAAAGTTAATTCTGGTTACATCAATGAAATAGTATCTCGTTACGAAAGCAATCAAAGAAACATTTGGACCACAGCAGTAGAGCCTACTAAGCAGTATCAAATTATCAGCAAAACCTACACCGGGCGTACAAACCATTTTGAAACTGACATACTGCCTGCTGAACAAACCGATATACCAAATATCAAAGTATTTTTAAACAATACTCTATTAGGTTCAAGCAGCTATGAAGTAACCAATGTAGGCAGTCGCCGTACAATAAAAATTCTAGCCAGTCTGCTAACTGCTGGGGACAAGGTTGACATTCTGATTTACAGCAAGTCTACAAGCAAGACTGCCTACTATCAAATTCCTTCTAACTTAGACTTCAACAGCGAAAACGTTGAACTAAGTTCTATTAACCTAGGACAAATTAGAAACCATTTGATTGCTGTTAATGAAAATCTTGGCGAAGTAATAGGACAGGTTCCTGGCTACAGCAATCTACGCGACTTCTCATACAAGGATCGTGGTGGTAACATTCTACAGCACAGCGCCCCAGTCATTTATTCTAGCTTGTTCTTGATTCACGAGCAGGCTAACTTTATGAATGGCTTAGACTATGCTCGCAGAGAGTACACTAAGTTTAAGAACAAGTTCTTAGAGTTAGCCTTCAATATGAAAGGTCTTAGCATCAATGATGTACGTGGTAGTGTTGACGCAATACTTGCCAGCATCAATGCCGTTAAGAACGAAACATTCTCATGGTACTATAGTGACATGGTGCCCTACGGCGAAGCTAACACTATTACATACCATGTACTGGATACAAATCAAAGATACTATAAAATTAATTCTATCTTTGATGATACGGCACTACAAAGCAGAGCAGTATTAGTATATCACGGAAACACACAACTAATCAAAGGTGTTGATTACACTTTCCCACAAGACCGTATGGCTATTAAATTAGCCAATCATATTGTTGTTCAAATTGATGACTCTATTGTAATACGAGACTATGCTACCACAGACGGAAACTATATTCCGGAAACACCCACCAAGCTTGGATTGTATCCTAAGTTTGTACCTGGTATCTACACAGACGACACCTACAGAGAGCCAGTGGAAGTTATACAAGGGCACGATGGTAGCCTAACTCCCGCATTTGGTGACTTTAGAGATCAACTGCTATTAGAGCTTGAACTAAGAATCTACAACAACATTAAAAAGCACGCTGAACGCAAAGCATTCGACCTACGTTCATTGATCCCCGGTAAGTTCAGAACAACAGACTACACAATTACAGAGTTTAACAGACTTATCAGCACCGGTTTCCTACGCTGGATTGGACTGAACAAAGTCGATTATATTACACACAAATACTTTGAGCCCAACGATTCTTTTACCTACAACTACAATGGAAGTAAAGATCAAGATGGTCAGAATTTACCTGGTTGGTGGAGAGGTATTTACAAATATTTCTACGACACAGATCGTCCACATACACATCCATGGGAAATGTTAGGATTCACTGAGCAGCCTACATGGTGGGTAGATGCATACGGTCCTGCACCTTATACTTTGAATAACGATTTGTTATGGTCTGACCTCGAAGCAGGTATCATTCGTGCTGCCGTAATTACAACCAACGATAGCTATGCTCGTCCCGGCTTGAGTAAAATGATTCCTGTGGATGAGCACGGTAATCTTGTTCCTCCTCTAGGACGCATTGTTGGCGGCTACAATGCCAGCACCACTAGCAATAGTTTCCAAATTGGAGACGGTGGGCCTGCAGAAAGCGCATGGAAGCGCACCAGCGAATATCCATTTGCCCTACAAGCCGCGGCAGCAATAATGAAGCCGGCATTGTACTTTGGTACATTGTTCGACACTTCAGACTACTACAAAGATTCTGTACTAGGACAATATAAGACCGTTAGCACCAATCGCCGCGTTAATCCTGCAGACATTCGTCTAAACGGAGAAAAAGTTAATGGACTAGTGACCAGAGCCGCTGGTTACACTAACTGGGTCATTGACTATATGACCAATTTGGGTCTAAGTTCTGTTGCCAAACTAAGAAACATCTTAGATAATGTTGACGTTCACTTAACTTATAAGGTTGGTGGATATACAGATCAAAATTATCTAACGGTACTAGCCGAGCAGTACAGCCCTTCAAGTACCAATGCTTCTGTTATTATTCCTAACGAAAGCTACAACATACATTTAAACAAGAGTGTACCAATTGAGCGAGTAGCTTATAGTGCTGTTATAGTCGAAAAGACTCCAACGGGATTTGCTGTTAGCGGATATAATCTAACAAACCCTTACTTTACCGTGGTGCCCAGTGAAACTGCTGGTGCTAGCTATGTGGTTAACGTTGAGAATCTTGCTGGCGTAATTTATAAAGGCTACCGCAAGCAGAAGTTGGTTATTCCTTACGGACACGAGTTTAAAACAAGACAACAAGTAGTTGACTTTTTAGTTAGCTATCAACGTTTCTTGTTTGCACAAGGTTTTGTCTTTGACGAGTTTGACGAAGAACTAGCTATTAGCAAAGATTGGATACTGAGTGTTAAGGAATTCTTAACCTGGACACTACAAGGTTGGAAGCCTGGCAACGTACTAGTACTGAGCCCAGTAAGCACAACTTTAAAAATGTACACCGTTAAGAGCGTTGTTGATGAAATCACCAACGAGCCCAACGGCAGTCGTATACTTGATCCAAACTTTGGAGTTATACGCACCACAAACTTAACGGTCTTACGTGACGGTGACCTGTTTAAAGTAGAAGCAATCAGTGGGCAAACTATTGCCTTTGCCGAACTCAACCTAACACAATTTGAACACGTATTGGTATTTGATAACAGCACGGTGTTCAATGATATTATCTATAAGCCAGAGTCTGGTAGCAGACAATATCGTCTAAAATTAGTTGGTAACAAAACTAACAACTGGGACGGTAGTTTGAATCCAGCTGGCTTCATTTACAACAAGCCTGTGGTCAATGATTGGCAGCAGGGCAGAGACTACCGCAAAGGCGACATTGTTAGCTACAAGACTCAATATTATGTGGCTACTAGCACGGTGCCTGCACAAGAAACATTCAATATTAATTACTGGAAGTTAATTAATAAGACAGAGATTAAGACTGGCCTGCTACCAAACTTTGCAACTAGCGCACAAAAGTTTATCAATGTCTACGACGCAGACAGCAGCCTGCTTGATGTTCAGATGGATAGAATGAGCAGTGGCTTGATTGGATTCCGCGATCGTAGTTACCTAACTGACTTGAACGTAGATCGTACTAGCCAACGCAAGTTCTATCAAGGTTACATCCAAACTAAGGGCACACCAAAAGCCATTGATAGCCTACTGGGTGTTAAGTTCAACAACCTAGGCAACGACATTAATTTTTACGAAGAATGGGGATTCCGAGTTGGCGAATACGGAGCACTGGATAGCAATCAAAGTATTGAGCTAGTACTCGACGAAGAGTCTTCGCGTGATAACCCAACCGGATATAGCATTGT